ACCAGCAAAGGCACCAATAGAAGTTGATACAGCAGGAATGATTCTTGTTAAATCTTTTTCCTGTACGAGAACACCAGGTGATACTTGAAATGCCATAGTTTTCTCCTCTAATTAGCTAATTATTTTATACATATAATTTCATCTATCGTAAGTTTTCTTACGCCCATAGTCAAATTTCATTCTTACTTCTATTTATAATTACTATAAATTGCACTAATGACTCTTACGGACCACAGGAACCCACCTATCACCATATTCATCAATAGTTTCTTCATTCATAGGATCAGAATTTATACCGTCATCTACAAATCCAAACGGTGCCATATCTTCTTCTATTAATTTTTGTTGTTCTACATACATTTGTTGACGTGCATTTTGATTAGTCAATTCTTTGAAATATCCTTGATTTGATACCCAACCAAATATAACTAGACACATCATCAAATCATCATTGCTACCGTCCTCAGCCTGCCAGGATTGACCTCTTTTAGCAAAAGTTGACATCTCCTGTATAATTTTGAAAGAGTTAATTATCATCTTATCTCCTTCAATAAGTGTCTTTAAATTGGCACAACCTACTCGTTTAATTTGTTTAGTCATACGAACACCCATAGATGAACCACGACCACTATACATTGCACCTAATATTTGACCTGCACGACCTTTTTGTGTACACATTAAAACATTAGGGTACTCTATTTCAAATTGTAATGCCTCTGCTATTTGCTGACCTATATCATTGACTTCAGTTAGTATATGTGCTTCATTATATCTTTTTGCAATCTCACTTATTATATTAGGAAAGACAAAGGGTTTAACTTCATTATTTTTATATAATGCAACTACTTTAAACGGCATTTGTGTTACGTCAAATACAACAAAGGCAGAGTAATCTTTATCTACGCCTCTTGCTACGTCAACTGTAACAACATAAGTATGATCTTTAATAGGTTCTTCAAACTGATCTACACTACCACGTGATAATATAGGATCAGAATATACGGCACTTTTAATTTTTGCTGGTGATATAAGCGTATTTACTGAACCTAAAAACTCACATTCAAACTCTTGTTGAAACTGCTCTGGTGATGTATTTCTTATGGTCATTTCTTTCCAAGCTTCATCTCGTCCTGGAACTTCAGACCAATGTACTTCTATAGGAATATAATCATTCTTTTTCTTTTCTGCGTCTGTCCATAATTTATAAAACTGATTCATACCATAAGGTGTAGATACGATTACCATTTTAGTTTTTTGTCCAGATGATATTGTAGGATAAACTGAACTAAAAAACATTTCGGCAATGTTTGTAGGTACGAAAGCAAACTCGTCAAGGAAGATAATGTTGTAAGAACCTCCTCGAATAGCAGATGATGATGTGGCAGCAGCAACAATTGTTGATTTGTTTTCTAATTCTATATTACCTTTGTTCCAGTTAACAACACCTTGTTGCATCCATTTAGGTAAGTTTTCATATGCAAGTTGTAAACGACCTAGTATATCTCTAGCAGTTGATGATTTGTTTGCCAAGATAGCAATGTTAGAATTTGGATTAAACATTGCATAGTGCATTAAATAAGAAATTGTTGTTGTTGATTTACCAGACTGTCTAGGCAATTTACAAATTGTAAATCTATTTTCGTGTATTGTTTTTACAATCTTTTTTTGAAACCCATACATTTTAAAAGGCACAAGACCTTCGTCTAGTGATACAATCTTCACATACTTTTCCATAAAGTATAACGGATCTTCAGCACACTTTTGATATTCTACAATCTGTTCTTGTGTAAATTCAACAGGTGTATTAATCTTTTTAAGATTAGGATTTCCTAAATATGCGTCAGTCATTTTCTACAATACCTTCTATATGTGTATAACCTAATTTTAAAGCGGCTTGTATTCTTTGACTACCTTTAAATACACTCCAATTTTTTTCTTTATAAGGCACACCACTTGCACCATATCTTGCTTTATTAAAAACCTCGTGTCTAATAACTTGTATTGGATATAACAATTCCTCTCCGTCTAATAATTCTTTGAGAGGTGACATTGACTTAATATAAGTCAAATCACTTATCTGAAATATCTGTTTCTTCGGGTGTGATTGTTTTGCTTTTAATATCTTCATTATTTTGTTTCAACATCTTTTGCAATTCTGCTGTAGAACCAACAAAGAGAGCATTTTTTATATTCGCACTTGTCTTATTAGGAACTTCTTTTAAGTCTTTTAATTTTTTTTGTAAGTCTTGTAATTTATCTACAGTAGTTGCAACTTGACCAATAAGTTGTCCTGCAACTTCGTAAGCACGAGGATGTTGTCCTTCTTGTGCAATATCTAATATACCTTGTATTGCCTCTTGTCCTTTTTCAATTAGATTATAATAATTTTCTCTACTGTATTTGTAATCATTATCTACATCTGCTTTATCTTTATCTTCAGTACGTGGTACTAAAGGTTTAAATTCTTTTTTTTCTACAGGTGCTTTTGATTCAACACCTAATATTTCATTAACTCTATCTTCTAATTTACTCATCTGTATCTGTAGCAGGATTATAAGTTTTACTATCGTCAAAAAAACTTATTGTAGTTGTAAATCCAAAATCATCATCTGCGTCAGCACTTGTTGGATCAGGAACTACAACAATCCTTTCTTCCCTTTTTGAAGTTGTGTCAGTATCAGAATATAAATCTGCCTGTGTTTGTTTAATGACACCTTGATTATTCATAGGACCAAATAGATAAGTTTTTGCTGTAAAAGACAATGAATAAATCACAGCACGTCTATTTGTAAAATCTCCATCATATGTATCTTCATAGTTTATATTTCCTAATACAATAGGTATATCTCTTTTAATATTTAATTCTGGCACGACATTAACTGTTACTGTATAATCAGGTTGAAAAAACGGAAGTATTTGTTCTATAATTTGTAAACCGTCTTCAGCAGTAGCAGTAAATACATATAGACTCAAACCTATATTATAAGGCACAGGTGAATAATTATAATTCATTTTTTTACCGTCTTCACCTGATTTTACTTTAGAATATTTTTGAACCCTTGTTAGTTTTCTACTTGAGTCATATGAGAGACCTGTGATTTCAAATCCCATACGAGGTAATGTGGTTGCAAATTCTCTACTTTCTAAATTTGCTTGTTGATCTAATCTAACTAAAAACTTTTCTTTTGGTGCATATGCAAGTGGTACTTTAATTCTAGCAGTTACACCACCTGTACTATTTGTTCTTTGAATAACTACGTTATTAAAGATTTGACCAAACGCAATAATAAGTTTTCTAAAACTTTGATTATAAAATCTTGTTCCTAACATTATAAGTCTACCTCTCCGAACGGATTACGTTCAGTAAAATCTAATATGTCATCAAGTGCTGAGGCAGTATCAAAACCTGCTTCAGTATCTAAATCTGTATTTGAAGCATATGTTGATTGTGTTTGTATTGCAGCTTCTGTATAATCCTCATTTAATAAGAACGCAGGTTCACCTGTAGCATAACCTTGTTCTAATTGTATTGAACCTTCACCGTCTAATGCAACTTGACCACTTTCTAAAGTAAACTTGTAATTTAAAGTATTTAAAGTGTAAGTATCTTCGGCAGTATCTATTGTATTTAAACCTGTATTTAATTCTTCCGAACTGTATTCCCAACGTGTTACTCTTAATTTATAAACAGGTAATTGACCTAATGCAAAGAAAGGTTCCTGATCTTCAACAAATTGAATTTCAAAAAAACTATTCATTAAAGGGTAGTAAATAATATCACCCTCGTTAGGTCGTCCTTCAGCAATCAAACTATCTTTTTGACCTACGTGATAATTCCAACTTCTTTTAGACACCATAAATGTAGTGTCTTCTCTAATCTCTAATCCAAATTTAGATATTAATTCTTGTGAACCAGCAAATCCTTCAGTTGATTCAATGTACATTTCAATCAACCAAGAATCATCAAAACGAGAAGTTGTATCTTCTCCTAAGATTAAATCTCTATTGACTAAAGTACGTGGTAGATAATAGACATCGTGGCCGTAGATTTTAAGACCTTCAACAATTAAATCTTCGTAAAGTCTTTTTTCGTTTTGGTTACCGATGCCGTTGCCACCTTGAAAGTAATGATTAATTGGCATAGCATTATCCTATCATCATTGCAGGATTTAATTCAAATGTTGTTCTAATTTCGTTTTCTAATTTTTCAATATCTTGTAGTGCTTCTGAATATATTTGTTGACCGTTTAATGTAACACCACCGACCATTGCAACACCGTTAAATTTAGATAGATTAGCACCCCATTGTTTTTTAAATAAAGCGGTTGTGTATCTTTTTAAATAAATGTCATTCCATACATCCGTATAAGCAGAAGGATCTAACTTACGATATGCCTCAATAACAAGGTACTCATCTGTTTGTAAATCGTTAGTCCAATCCATATCAATGTATAATCTATTATCGTGTTGATTAAATCTTAATGGTTTTTCACCGACTAATATGTGATCTAAAAAGTCTAAATGTCTTAATACAATATCATAATTAATTACAGACGTAGAAGAAAAATCATACAAGTCATTTAATCTTAATTGGTATCTTACATCAAATAAGTTTAAATTACCTTTGTCTGAAAACGGAAATATATTAATTACAGATATAATAGATTGAGGAACTACAAGATAATTATTATCTTCATACCAAGTTGATGAATTACCTGATACACTATCTGTGGCAGTTTCAGTTGAACCATTGATAGCTGCTAAACGAGTTTTGTCAGCGGCAGTTAATTTGTACTTTAAATATGTTCTTCTAATACCATCATAATGATACTGTTGAAAATACTGTACTGCCTCGTCTATTCTATCTTCTAACTGGTCGTCATCTACGTTAATCTCAATGACTGGCTTACCTAATGCTCTTAAAGCATATTGTTTTAATGTTTCTCTTGTTGCTGGTTCTGCCATTTTAAATCCTTAGTTTACTACTATTTATAAGAATTATTTAATGATAGGAAAGAGATTATCACTACAAAACAACTTAATATCGTCTTCAGGTAACCCTAGTGATTGCATAACTCTTGGCGTATGTGGGTTTTTTTGTTGATGTTCGCAATAATAATTTTGTGCCTTTATGACTTCATCTCTATCAGAATCATCATTAAAATCACCTATTTTATCAATATATGAATTTAAATTTGATACTGCTAAAGTACATATCTGATTTAATTCTTTTTCTTCAGTTACGTTACCAGCGGCTATCATTCCTCCGCTAAAGATAGCCTTTGCCCAATCTGGTAATTCTCTCTCTTTACTCGGTTTAAACCATTTAGTTTCTTCTAAAAACCAACGTGTTAATGAATGTTCTTTTTTGAGAAGTGGAGAAAAGTCGTGGAAAGCACCAGTAACTTTTTTTTCTCCTGCAATAATATCAAATCCGTAAATAGGTCCACCATTAGTTAACTCTGGAAATAAACAAACGTGCATCATCCAAAGTTTTTTTGTATGTCTTACATCAACAACATCTACGTGAGCACGTCTAATGTTTTTATTTTTCCAAGTACGATTGACCCAACCGTAATCAGCATTGTTAAATCGTAACATACCTTCTTCAATGTATTCTTCACAGTTTACATTTAAAGTGGCAACAATTTCGTCTTTACACTTAATTAGTCTTTCCCAAATCATTCATTTCTCCAAATAATCTTGTTGG